CGGTAATCCCCTATGCTGTGGACGCGGAGAACCGGCGTATCGAACCGGCTCCCGCACCGTTGGCTGCGCTCTACGCGCCCAACGACACTTATTCCTGCCTCGAATTCCTGAAACTCATTTCCTCCAGTATCCTCACCCAATCACACTTGGACGTACTGATCTGGACGAACAATGGGCCGGGCGGAGATATTACCGCCGACAACATCATCGGCTATACGCTGCTCCCGTCCAACAGTCGCCAGTACAATTCTTCCCGCTCGGACTGGTATCATCGCGTCACGATGGACTTAGGCGACGGCGAACGAGTCTACGAATTCTCCCGAGACGAAACAATCGCCCTCAGCTACAGCCAGCACCCCAACGATCTCACTCGGGGCATCGCCCCCGCCATGACCGTGAAGAAGTGGGCCAACGTAGACGATATGATCGCCGACTATGAGCGTGGTTTCTTCGGCAACAACGCCGTTCCTGCCGGAATGCTCGGTATAGTGTCTGAGAACACTGAGGACTTCCAGCGTAACCGCGACCGCCTCGAAAGCACGTTCCGAGGTGCAGGCAACAATAACGGCATCGTGTACAACATGATCCCGGTTGACCCGATGACCCATAAGCCCAGCACTACCAGCAAGTTGGTGTGGGTGCCGTTCCAGAACGCCAACGATACGTTGGACTTGCAGACCGTGAACGACGTGGTGAACAACCGGTTGTCGAACGCGCTCGCCGTCCCGGACATTATTCGCGGCATCGACAACGGGCAGACCTACGCCAATGCCGAACAAGCCGAGCGTGCGTTCATCGAGAATACGCTGAAGCCGCTTTGTATGATGGTGTGGGATAAATGGCAGTTCGAGCTAGACCGTATCACCGGCGGCTTAGGCTATGGCATCACGTTCGACCTTGATCTACCCTCGCAGACCGACGTAGAGAAGGTGCAGGCGGACACGCAGAAGGTTCGTATTGACTCGCTTGTTCAGCTTGTAAACATGGGCGCTAATCTTGATGCAGCCGTGGACGCTCTCGGCCTCCCCGAAGCGTATAAGCGTCTGGATTTGCATCAGCAGGCTCCGACGCTGACTATCCCAATAGCTGCAAAACGATATTCTCGTAATATCAAACCGCAGGAAACAGCGACCGAAAACCGTATCCTTCCGGCGACCCGCCGTTACGTGAACAGGGTCATCCGCATGGCCCGCCGCTCCCAGAACGGTTTGCGCGATGATCTGGAAGCCATCGGCGACCAGTGGATTAACGACGTGGAAGACGAGTTGATGACCAACCTCGCCGCCTACGCGCGACGCACAGGCTACGAGTTGGAACAGGTCATTACCGCGTGGGCTGAAATTCACTCCGACAGCGCCATTGCCGTGCAGGTCGAGGGATACACTGCCGATGATTGGAGACAACTCTACTTCTGGGCTGAACTCCCCGAAACCGTGCATGAAGCTTACGTGGAACACTTGCAGAGCGTTGCCAAGTCCACAAGCAAGACCATCACTAACAACGTCTTAGAGTTGCTGAACCGGGCCGACGTGGAACAGTGGGACGCCGAACGCTTGCGCGAAGCGCTCGAACGATTGGGCAACGATCACGCCGAACTAATCGCCCGATGTGAGACTGTGCAATCGCAGCGGCTCGGCAGCTTGTACAGCGCCCGCAATCTCAGCGAGACTCTTGGCGTCCGGCTGGACAAGGTATGGCGTACAAGCGGCGACAGTAAGGTGTGCGAGTTCTGCCGCCACATGGAAGGTACCCGCATCCCGCTCGATGACACATATATGGCGGAGAACGCCAGCGTCGAGATCGGCGACCGAACCTATGTCAACAATTTCGAGAGTATGCAGACACCGAACGGGCACCCCAACTGCCGGTGCTACGAGGATTACGAGGTTGTGGAATCATGACGTATGACATTCATTGCAAACGCTGCGGACGGTATCTAGGCTCCTGTGCTCGTGACACGATGGTGACGCTCAAGTGCCCGAACTGCAAAGGCTTGGACGTGTATCGCATCGTGCTATTATGGGGTGTAGAACATTAAGCCCATTAAGGACGTTCGACCGCACCACTACCCTACGAATTTGAAAGGGCCACGATGAAGACTCGTAAGAGCTTCGCCAACAGCGGTGCTCCAGAAACCAATGGTCGTACCCTCACCTTCCTTGCCAACAGCGGCAAAGTGATGTGCGACGGACTCACCGTAGACCTGAAGACACTGAAAGCGCCGTTAATCGACGGCACTCTGAAACTGGTGTCCGATCTCACCGAGTCCGACAAACTATCCCTTCCCCTGTTAATCGACCATATGCCCAGCATCGAATGCCAAGCGGGTGCAATCACCCGCCTTTGGATGACCGACGCTGGAATGATGGCCGAAGCGAAACTCAGCGAGGTAGATCAGGGTGAACGTATCCGCCAGCTTGCAGCCGACGGGTGCCTGACCAATAGTTTCAGTATCACCGTTGAATTCAACCAGCGTCCCGGCAAGGACGGTATTATCCACGATGGCGAATTGCTGGAAATCAGCGTTGTGTATCGTGGTGCCGACCCTCGGGCCGCTTTCACCGCAATCAACAGTCGCAACAACAAGAATGGAGACACCATGAACCCGGAACTCCTGAAGAAACTGGCGCGTACCATCGCCCAGTTCAAGCTGACTCCCGATGAAGCGGAGCAGCTTACTAACAGCATCGCCGATATCATGCAGGGCGCGCTCGATGACATCACCGAAGCCATCGGCGAACAGTCCGAGTCCAACAATCAGGAAGAGACCCCGGCCCCGGAGGAACCCGTGCAGACTTCCAGCGGTCGCCAGACCATCATCATCAACAAGGCCAACCACGCCGCCCACCAGTCGGGTACTGTGAAGTTCTCGCATGACCGTAAGACGTGGCTGGACTCCGACGACGCCATGATCGCGTTCGAGCGCGCCCTGATCGCGTCCGATAACAAGGGTGTCGAAGCGTTCCACCGTGAGTGGGCTGACACCGTGAACCGTAACATGTCGGACACGGCGTCGTTCGGCGTTGACGTTGGCAACGTGAACAAGTTCATCCCGACCGAGGCCATCACCACGATCTCGGACGCTTTGAACACTCGCGGCTCCGGCCTGTGGAACCTGCTGCGCAAGACCGGCATGGATCGCCTCACCATCGGTGGCAATGTCACCGGTCTTACCGATCAGACCCGCGCCCACGGCTACCCGGTCGCCAACTACGGCCAGCAGAAGACGGAACAGGTGCTTTCGTTCGTGAAGCGTGAGCTTCAGGCCGACTACACCTACAAGTACATCACCCTGAACAAGGGCGATATCCGCCGCACCCAGCGTCCGGGCGCGCTGCTCCGCTACGTGCTTCAGGAGCTGCCGAACTACATCGTCCAGACCATCGAACGTCAGATCGCTCTTGGCGGTTACAAGGACATGGCCCATTTCCGTTCGGTTGTGACTGACGCTGGAGACACTACGTCCGAGTGGAAGGGCAACCGGTTCGCGCTCTCCTACACCATGACGGATAACGCTCCGCTGATGGACTTCGTGCGTGCCTCCCACATGGTTCGCGCTCAGGGCAACAAGGTGCTTCTGTGCAACGCTGACACGGTGGCCGACCTGCTGATGTCCGCGAACGCTAACGGCAACACGTACATTGCTCTCGGCGGTGACGATACTCTGGCCCGCGCCCTCGGCGTTAACCAGATCATCACCCCGGAATGGTGGACGGACACGGACGACACTACGACTATGGGTGTCATCATGGCCGCGTCCCACTACGCTGTGGTTGGCGATACCTCCATCGAGGCGTTCACCAACTTTGCTCTGTCCACCAACACCAACGAGTATCTTCAGGAGATTTACGCTGGTGGCGGTCTGGACGCGGAGAAGTCCGCCGTGGTCATCAAGCCGAAGGCTAAATGATGAACACTGAAATGTATGCACGAGTCGGCGGCAAGGCGCTGCCAGAAGACAACCTGAACACGGTTAAGGTCATCAACTTCGTGGACGAAGATGGTCAGCCCGTGGCTATCGGTAAGGGTGCCAAGGGTGATACCGGTCCGCAGGGCCCGCAGGGTCCCGCTGGTCCCGCTGGCCCGAAGGGTGCCAAGGGTGACCAAGGCCCGCAGGGTCCCGCTGGTCAGTCCGCTCAGATTACTAAGGCCACTCACGTTAACCCGACCAGTGGCACGATAACGCAGGTGGTGAACGCTCTGATCGCCGCAGGACTGATGGAGTCCAAGTGACACGCTACCCTAAACAGTAGCGGGACTGCACCGCACTAGGCCCTATCACTAGAATGGTGGTAGGGCCTAACTCATTTTCGGAAGGAGCAAACATGGACATCGACGCAAGCGTAATCAATCAGGTAGGAGACGCGACCTACGCACGATGGAAAGACGCCGCGCTCGCAGACCTCGCCAACATTCTATGCCAAAAAGCCCTATTCCAGATCACGGATGATTACGTGGGAATCGTCGTAGGAGACGGCCGCCATGTCGCCCTACTGGCATGGTATTCGGCGGTGAGCAACGTGCAGACCACGGACGGTGTGAAGCTCGCTTTTCATGTGAACTATGAGATGGGCGACGGGTGGACGCCCGAAACCAAATACGCCAACTGCCTCACCATCGCGGAACGTCTTAACGTCGACACGGCAGTCACTGTGACCGGAACACACGGGTTCGCCAAACTGCCCGCCCCATTATCTTCGGTGCTGGCGGCGATCATCGAGGCAGATCAGAACGTTCTTGAACAGACCGACCGAATCACCTCGAAGAGTATTGAGGATGTGAGCGTGAGTTACGCCACGATCAACGAGACGGCGATGGAACGTGCGTTGACACCGTACCGGTCGCTTATCAACCAGTGGAGCCTATGCCGGAACGGCGCTCAAACCGGTGGCATCCTGTCCATGCCTCGCAAGCATCATCAATTGCCGTGGTGGCTCAACGCTCAGGATTATATGGGGGGTGACTACGCTTATGGCAGCGCTTTGTGACCCGTTCCTACTGTTCCCGAACCAAGTCCATACGGCAACATTGTGGCGGTACACGGCTCCCGGTCTGCCTAACGAACGACTGGCCGACTTGCAGGTGATTGTGAAACACTCCACCCAGTCCGACCAGCCGACCGAATACGGTTCGCGTATTAGCAGCCGACGCTTCCACATCCAAACAGACACACTCCCCAAGAGTCTGCGGGAGAACATGGAACTATGGCCCGACCTCATGTTGGAATTGGCCGATGGCAGAGTTTACCAAGTCACGCAAGCCAGTCGCGGCGATGACATGGACATGGGCGAAACACGGTTCATAACAGTGTATGGTAACCCGTATGGCAGGGACAGCATATGAGCTACCGGTTACAGTTGTCCGCTGATTGGGCGCGTAAGCTCTCCACCAAACAGTTAAACGAGGGCGGCGTAAAGATGATGACCGACATCCTCAAGATGGCGCGTCAGAACGCTCCCGTACTCACCGGCGCTTTGCGTAACAGCGGACGTTTCCAACAACTCTCCACCGTCAAGTGGCGTATCACGTTCGGCAACGGTCGCGTGCCTTACGCGCGTATCCGCGAATACACGAACCGTCTGCATCCGAACACGGTACGCTACCTTCAGCGGGCTAGGAACACTGCCGCTAGCCGTGCTAAATCGTACTTCAACCTAGGATAGGAGCTGAATCATGATTGATCTGGCCATGTGCATGACCCTCCAAAACGAGGGTTTCGGCACTTACGGTAAGACCCTGTTCTTTGGCACCAGTCCCGTATTGGACACGGGTAGCGTCACCAACGCCGAGGGTATCTGGGTCAACGCGAACACCGTGGACATCAACGGCGACCTGTACACCGATCAGCTCACCATCAGTAGCCGCTACTTCGACGTGATCGAACAAGGACGGTTGATGCTCCGGCTCCTGCACTTTGTCAACAATCGTCTGCATGAGTATTGCCGACTGACCTGTAACCCCATTGCTGATATAGACTTTGTATCAATCCGCGTGCATCCGGCCACCGCCATCGACATGGACGCCATCGATGGCGAAGGCCGATGGGTGAAAAGCATCCGGTTCAACGTGGATTACAAACTCTCCCCCGAAACGCTAGAATAGGAACCGTCCATTAGTCGCGCGTGTGCAGTCCCGCCCGACGAAAGGACAATACAATGGCCTCCTACCCCCTGATCGGAAAAAAGACCGTATACATCGATGACTTCGTGATTAGCCCCGACTTCGTGCAGGATGAAGTGGGCACCATCACCCTGACCCCCGGCACTACCGAGGTTGCTTCGCAGTCCGGCACCATCAACGTGCCTAATGGCTCGTATGAGGAAATGAGTTTCGAGCTGAACATTATCTGCCCGAGCGTCCGTTTCCTCGGCATGCTGTTCCCGGAACTGTATCACAACGCGAAGTTCAAGCGCGTTATCTCCGGTTCGATGTCCGAGACTGGTCAGGTGCGTTTCGGCGGCAACGAATGTGTATCCAACACTCCGCGTGACATCATCATTCATAACGTGTGCGATGGCCATTCGTCGGCGCAGGACTTCCGTATCCCGCAGGCGCTTATCAGCGCGGGCGGCGAATTCACCGTGAGCTTGTCCGACCCGTTCGTGGTCACGCTCTCCGGCTCTATGACCTCCGGTGCGAACGGTGCCGTGGTCATGGGTGAGCTTGATCTGGATAACCCGTCGTATTACGACGAAGATTCCGGCACTATCAAGACGAAGAACGTTCAGATCACCGCGCTTACCGCGTCCCCGGCGAACATTTCCGGCAACATCGGCGATCATGTGACGGTGAATGTGGTGGCGTCTCCGAACGGTGCGACTGGTACCATCACCGCCACTGTAGCTGAAACGGCTAAGGCTTCCGCTACGGACAACGGGGACGGTACTTGGGATATTGCGTTGAAGCAGTCCGGTACTGGTATCGTCACGTTCAAGGATGGCAGCGTTCAGACTGTGGTTAACTTCAATGTTGCCGGTAAATGAGTATAAGTAACGCCCGCCACCGTAGCCGGCACGGTCGGGTGGCGGGCGCTGGATAGAGAAGGTTCCGAGAAGGGGAACAAGATCAATGATATCACACGATTGGAGCAACAATGACTACACCGGTTTTGAGCATCGATACCCGCGAAGCGTTCCGCACCCTTACTGTGAAGCTTGACGGCACGGTGTACACCATGCGTCCTCTCGGTTCTAAGGATATGCTGACGATCTTGGATAATGCTGAGACGATTGACAAGTTGAGCGCTGGCGTGGCGAAGCGTGAGACTTTGGAAACCGCCGAGCGGATTATCTTTCCGCTGGTGGAATCGCTTATGAGTCCCGCTGATAAATTCTCCGAGTGGAAGGTGAAGACGCGGGAGCGTAGCGACCTCGCCTATCAGCGTGCCATGACCGCGTTGTGCGGGCTTATGGCGAAGAACATCATGGTTGACATCAAGGGCGAGTAATGAAGTCGTGGGATAGTCTGCTCACTCCCGCCGAACGGGAGAAGATGCGGAAATTCAAGAAACAGGAAGCGGAACGTAAACCGCTCCCCAGTGTCCGCATTCTCGCTGAACTCGGTGACATGTATGGGTGGCAGGCTATCCGCGACGTGCTGGAAAACAAGGTAGACCCCGACCTTATGATGCGTCTTCTCCGTGAGAGCCGGAACCTGCGGCGCAAGCATCTGGCCGACCAGTATCGCATGACGTTCGAGAGCATCGCCGCCGCTTTTACCAAGCATGGCGACCGCAAGATTAACGCGATCATTGAAAAACTCGGGAAGGACGTGTGATGGCAGACGCAACACTGACACTTGATGCCGAGATCAATACCTCTAATTGGCAGAAGGGCGTATCCGACATCGATTCGGATACAGACAAGATAAAAAAGTCCGCCAATGAAGCCGACGAAGCTATCGAGCATATCGGTGATAGCACCACTGAAACATCCAAGAAGAGCGAGACGTTAAAAGATTCTTTCTCGAACGCTTTGGATGGAATCAGCAGTCTTGCGGAGAACGTTGGTGTCAGTCTCCCAACAAACCTGCTTAAGGTCGCTCCGTTCGCCGCTGCAGCAGCAGCAGTCGGCTCGGCCATTGGAACTGGCATAACCTCAGCTCTGGATACCATCAATGTGCAAGGCACGTTGCAGGCGAAACTCGGCAGTGGAAGTCAGGCGGCTAAAAACGCTGGTGTCGTTGCGGGCAACCTGTATAACGATGGTTGGGGCGAAAGCTTGGACGACATCGGCAATACGGTTGCTACGGTGTCTCAAGCTATTCGTGGTATCGGGCAAGATGATTTGCAGGTCGTATCCCGCGCCACGGAATTATGGTCACAGACTTTCGACACGGACGTGTCGGAGGGTGTGCGAGGCGTCAAGGTGCTTATGGACCAATTCGGGTTGAGCTCACGCGACGCCACAGACCTTATGACCAAGGGTATGCAGAACGGTCTTAACTATACTGGCGAACTTGCGGATAATCTTTCGGAGTATTCTGGCCGTTGGGCTGAAGCCGGTGTGAGCGCTCAGGATTACTTCTCGATGCTTCAAGCTGGCGTGGATAATGGCGCGTACAGTCTCGATAAGGTCGGCGACTTCCTTAACGAGTTTCTGACCTCTCTTTCCGACGGTCGTATGGAGGAATCCATCGCCAGTTTCTCGCAGGGAACTCAAGATGTGTTCAATGCGTATAAGAATGGCGGCGCGACTGCTCAGCAAGTTTTGAACGCCGTCATCGGTGAGATGAACGGCATGACCAACGAGACCGAACGTGCGACCATCGCAAGCACACTATGGTCATCGCTCGGTGAAGATAACGCTTGGGGCATGATCGGCGCGTTGGCTAACGTGTCGAACAGTTACGGTGACGTGAGCGGCGCGACATTGCAGGCGATGAACGATTCGCAAAGTCTGGGGCAGCAGTTCGATTCAGTGACGCGAACCATGAGTAGCGCTCTGGGCACGGTGTTCATGCCGGTCATGCAGCAGGTTGTCACCGGGTTGACCAATTTCGCCAATGGTTTCCAGCAGATGATGACGTTTGTCGATTTGACCCCGTTTACGAACATGGTGACCGGATTGTTTACGGCGTTGACCCCTTTGGGCACGTTGATTACTAATATCGCTCAGATCGTGCTGCCTATCATTCAAACCGCATTGAACGCTGTTATCCCGGTGCTGACGAACATCATCACCGTGGTCAGTAGCGTAATGAATACCATCGCCACTACAGTGTCGCCTGTTTTGCAGGGTGTAGCGTCCATCGTGCAGACTGTACTTCCGGTTATTCAGTCAGTGTTTCAATCGTGGGGTTCCGCGATTCAAGGTGTCATTAACGCTGTTTTCCCATTCATCCAGACGGTTGTTACATCGGTTATGAACGTTGTCAACGCGATAATCAGCACCGTATTGGCTGCTATTAACGGTGATTGGTCTGGAGTTTGGGAAGGAATTCAGAATATTGTTTCCAGTGTTTGGGACGGTATCCAAAGTATCGTTTCTGGTGCCATCAATGCAGTGTCTGGCGTTATCTCAAGCGTGCTGAATGGTATCAGCGGTATTTTCAGCAGTGTGTGGAACGGCATCAAGAGAGCAGTAAGCAGCGCGTGGAGTGGTATCACTAGTGCTGTCAGCAGCGGCGTAAGCTCCATGATGAATTTCATTACCAGTATCCCCAGCCGTATCATGGGCGTGTTCAGCGGAGCCGGATCATGGTTGCTTAGCGCCGGCAGCAACATCATTCAGGGCCTGATTAATGGCATCACCGGCGCTATCGGCGGCGCTATTTCAGCGGTCAAGAACGCAGTTAGCGGCATCATCGACGGTGCTAAGAGCTTGCTGGGTATTCATTCCCCGTCGAGGGTGTTCGATCGTGAGATCGGTCGGATGATTCCGGCTGGTCTTGGACGTGGCGTATCGGAGAACGAGCGTGCGGCCACTCGCCCGGTGGAAGACATGGTGAATTCTCTTCTGCCGTCGTCCATCGTAACGCCTATGCCTGTAGTTTCGAGTCCGGTGCCCATGAACGCGAACAGTGGCCCGCGTGTGAACGCTCCTATCACGGTGAACGCGCTTGACCCGAACGCAGCAGCTCAAGAGACGGTGAGGGTGATTAATTTCCATTACGTGTGACAAGCCGCGCGGGTAGACTGAGGGTATGGCTATATTCACCCTTGACCCGCGCGACGTTCGCCTGACCCTGAACGGGTTCCCCTTGTATGGGATTGACTCGTACGAGTGTGAGTGGCACGTAACGTTTCAGAACGTTTCGGGATTGTTCGACGGCGTTGGCTCGACCTTGCAAACTAAGGACAAAGCGTGGTCTGACGGCTGGTTCAGCAATATCCCCGTGGCTCAGGGACGCTCGATCAGCATTGAGGGTCATATTATCGGCAAATGCACGGAAAACTGCATCAACGCTTGGGATTCGTTCAAGCGTGCGTTTAATATCACTAGTCAGTCGCTTGTCGTGGAGTTGGGGAATATCAGCCGTCAGGTACAGGTCATGCAATCGTCTTCCGCACCTCTGGTGGAGTGGGCTGGCGTCAACATTCTAAAATTCAGTATCGGTCTGACCGCTTTGGACTCGTATCTGTACGATACGCAGTCGGCGAGCGGCAATACCGGGTTGCCGCACACTCAGGGCGGTATGACGTTCCCCTATCATTTCGAGGACATCAATACGGGCAGGGGATCAACGTGGGTATGGTCTGAAACAACCGTATCGGGTAGCGTGCGCCTCACGAACACGGGTAGCGCTCCGAGTCCGGTGACTATTCGCATCGACGGGCCTGTGGTCAACCCGCAGATCGAGCACAGTCCAAGCGGTCACATCATGGCGTTCGACATCAGTTTGGGTGAGGGCCATTATATTCTTATCAACGGCGACACGCACGAGATTCTTATCGATGGCACCGATCCGGCACGCGGCAGTGTGACCCGACGCGAATGGAGTTACGCGCATGTAGGGGAGAACATCTGGATGTTCAGCGCCGAGGAACCATCTGTTAACGCGCGTATGACGGTAACGTTCAACCCCGCTTACATCTAAGGAGGTGCCGGATGCCTTTTATCTCCAACCGATTGCCGCAGTCTAACGGCTTATACTCGGATACGGCGCGTGTACTGTGGCAGCGTTCCGGCTTGCAGTTCGTTGCCGTCACGTTGAACGACGGTACGGTGATAGCCGAACTACCCGACCTCCAATTGACTCACCTGACCTACCGTTTCGAGGAAACAACCAGCGAAACTGCCACGCTCCCGTGGTGCAACGCGCCACGAAACTGGGATGAAGCCACCACACCGTATCAGGCTGCCATACTTCTGGTGCGTGAATCTACCGTGTTGTGGGGCGGTATCGTGGTCAAACGCGAGCGTGCAATGCGCGGCGAAGGGTTAACGCTGACACTGGCAACTGTCGAACACTACCTCGACAACGTGTACGTGCAGGATCACACGTACACGAATCGTGACCAGTGCGAGATCGTGGAAGACCTCGTAACCACCACACTTAAAAACCACCGGTTCAACCTCGTTATCGAAGCGTCCCCGAGTAGCGTCAAACGCGACCGCACGTATGATGCGGAAAGCGACAAGACCCTGCTAAGCGTGCTGCAGGAGCTTGCGAACGTGTTGAACGGGCCGGAATGGTGTACATCATGGCGTGCCATCAACGACGGTCATTATGAGCCCGTGATGACGGTAGCCGACCATATCGGCTCCACCACTCCAAGCACGACGTTCGATGAAAGCGTTATGACCACGTTCACCCTGTTGGAGGATTACACGAACGGGTATGGTGCTAACGCGGTCATGGCGGTGAGTACGGCTGACGCTGGCGACCGTCCGCAGTCCGATTGGATGATTGCAGACCAGCCCAACCGGCCTCTGCTGGAATACGTGTTCCAACCGTCCACCAGCATCACGAATAAGAGTACGTTGAACGAACACGCAAAGTCGTCGCTGTTGCAGATGCAGAACGGTACCCAGACCATCACTATGGGTTTGAGTCTGCTATCCGCTCCAATGGTCTACGAGGAATGGAAGCCGGGAGACCTCATATCGTGGACAGTGGAAGAGGATGCCGAGCATTTCCCCGACCATAATCACGGTACCGCCCGTATCATCGGGTACGAGATAGATTTCAGTCAGGCGTGGACCATCACCCCAACGTTGCAACAGGAGGACAAGGATGCCGAGCAAATTCAAGTTCAGTCTAGATAGCGCGGACGCGACCGCCCGCCAGTTCTCGGACATTAAACGTCAGTTACAGGAGCTGCCGCCGAGTATCGTCAATAGCGTTAAACCTATGGTCGATCAGATCACGGAGATGTATGAGGAAGTGCAGACGCTGACGAACAATCTTGACCAGCGTGTGCAGGAAAGCATCACCCGCAACAGCTATACCCGTGCCGAGATTGACGTTAAAACTCAGACGTGGAACTGGGAGGTGTTGTCTCCCAATCGTGGTGGTACGGGTATCGCCAACGCTTACAATAACGTGTTTACGGTTGGCCCTTGGCGCGCGGTGTGGGTGTTGTCCGATGGCACTATGGGCACGTCTCAGTCGGTTCGCGCGGTGAAGACCGATATTGTGGACGCGGACGACTATATTCCGGTTGACGCTCTCCGTAAAGTGAAATGGTGCATATATCGGATGAAGGATGATAAGAACCTGAATCTTGATGATGCGCAGCCGTTGGTCGGTATGATCGCCGACGATTTGGACGAAAACGGGTTAGGGTTCTTCTGTGAATACGATGAAGACGGCACCCTGACGGGCATCAACTACCCCATGCTCGGGGTGGCGGCGCTGCGACTCGCTCAACTGGTGGCGGATGAAGTGGACGCGCTCAAGGCTAAGGTGGAGGCGCTATCCACGAACGAAGATAAAATGAGTGTAGACGATTCGGAGGATTGATTATGGCTATCATCATGCACCCGCTTACCGCGCAGAACGGTTCCCCGGAGTACACGGCGGACGATTACAGGCACGCCATTAATCCTCTGTTGCTGCCGTCCGATGGTACGGCGTTCAACGGTTTGTCTGGCATTCGCTACGGTTCTCCGAGTCCTCTGGTCACGGTGAGCGGTCTGACTGCTACGGTCAAGGCTCATTGCGGTACCATCAGCCCGTGGGACGGTCTCGGCGCGTACACTTACGCCATCACCACCAATACAACTGTGCAGTTGGCCGACTCTACCAACGATTACAAGATCGCGGTTACTGTGGAAGACCCGTCGCAGTCGCACGGTACGACTCCGCGCGGCCAGCTCAAGTTGTTCACGGCGGGTACGCCTGACTCGAATATCAACGGTCTTGTGATCGCCGAGGTGAATGCGGGTGTCCCGTCCGATAAGGCTCCGATTATTCGCAGTAACGCGATCCTGATGGCGCGTGATCTTACCCAGCTCAATACCATTTCCGCGATGGACGGACAAGAGGCCGTGACTATGGCCGATAATGCGCATTATGTCAGGAACGACGGCGCGTGGAAGCCTGTTTTTGAAACCGTGCATGAGTCATGGCAAGGCGGCACGATAACCGTCATCTACGGAGAGTCCTCGTGCGCGGTTCAGGTGACCGGCGTGAAAATCGGTGGCGGTTCGTGGGACTCGGCTGACTGGGGTAAGACGATTAGGGAGGCGTACCGGCCAAAATACGAGATGTCGAACCCGATGATGGTTGCGAACGGCGCGAGCCATACCGGTTTTCTCATCGTCACCGCCGATGGAGTGGTGAGCGTAAAGAACATGGGCTCGAGCGGCTCTGGCGACACCCGTAACGGCAACGTGTGTTGGCCTGTGCAGAGACAGTACTGATTCAATTACAGAGGGGTTCCGCCTTCAGCCCGCACCGTGACATTACTCGGAATCGGAACGACGAAACTTCCCAACGGGCGGAACACGTCATTGGCCGACATTTGCGGACCAACGGAGATTGCGCCATTGTTCTTATTCAAAGTCAACTCGGCACCTCGTCCAGTGAAGTTCTGAAACTCCGCCTGCCCCAGACCAATGTTGTCCGATACGTTGAAAGTACCCTTGCTTGGCTGATACACTTGGAATCTGCTTACGGCAACACGAGAAGTGAACGAAGCCAGACTCACGCTGATTAACCGCAGTTTCGGATTCCAGAAGATATTGCTTGAGCCGCCGTATGAAATCGGAACGAACGATGAGGTGTCTTGGAATTTCAAGTCAAACCTGTACCAACGGTCTTCTGGCTCAGGCTCCCACTCTCCACCGTTTCTGACATAATGCGCATTATCGTATCGGGCTAAGATAAGACTATGACTGAACTTCTCACGGCAATCATCGGCATAGGCAGCGTAGCACTCGGCGAACTCATAACATGGGTAGCCAAACGTAGGTCAGACCTGACCAGCGCATATCAAGCTTTAGTGTCAGCTCAGGGGGATATGAAACGGCAGATCGACGCCCAAGACGAGAAGATAAACGCGCTAATCAAGAACCGGGATGCGTTGCAATACACCATCGACTTGGAGACTGGTTATATTCGCGCGTTAGGACACTGGCTGTCCAAGTTCTGCGAGATTATCGAACCTGAATTTTTGGAGAATCATCCTAAACCGTCGTTGCCTGATGATCTACGCGACCGGATTGCATCACTTGAGGAACTTGCTGGCGATAATGAATAGCAGAGTTGATACGCATTATCGGTAATAATAATCTCGATTAGTTCGATGCTAAGATGATCCTATGAGACGTTTCAAACGGTGTGTGATCCTTGCATTGCTACTCGCCGTCGTCTCATTGATAGTCCACGTCCTGATTACGGCCTACGCCGTTTTATGCATGGCGTGGCTGTTCTTCTACATGATCAGCTTATAGAAGGAGTTTCGATGGCTTTGAACGGTATCGACATCAGCAATTGGCAGGCTGGTATCGACTTGTCTGTCGTACCGTGTGATTTCGTCATCAGCAAGGCGACGGAAGGCTGCTGGTACGTGTCAGCGGATTGCGCTCGGCAAGTGGAACAGGCGTTAAGTCTGGGAAAGTGCGTGGGCGTATACCATTACGCCAACGGTGGTAACGCCGTCTCCGAAGCTGACTATTTCGTGAACAATTGCGCGAATTGGGTCGGCAAGGTCGTATGGTGCTTGGACTGGGAGGCGCAGGGCAACGGACTGTTCGGTTCTGGCGCGTCTGCACAGCAGTGGATTAGGTCGTTCTGTGATCGTGTGTACGAGCGTACAGGCTCACAGCCTATCGTCTACGTGCAAGCGTCCATGCTTAATGATGTTCAGAACATTGGCGATCGTGGATTGTGGGTAGCTCAGTACGCGAATATGAACGCTACGGGGTATCAGGATACGCCGTGGAACGAAGGCGCGTATCAGTGTGCGATCCGTCAGTATTCGTCCAATGGTCGTCTGCCCGGATATTCAGGCAGTCTTGACCTTGACAAGTTCTACGGTGACGTGAATGCTTGGAACGCGTATAAGGCGGGTCATTCGAGTGTGACCAACGTGTCGACACCTCCCGCTCCTGCCCCGTCTACTCCCGCTTCTGGCACGTACACCGTGCGTTCCGGTGATACGCTGAGCGGTATCGCGTCGATGTATGGGACTAGCTGGCAGGTGCTGGCGCAGATCAATAATCTGTCTAACCCGGATCTGATTTATCCGGGTCAGGTGCTGAAGATCAATGGCACTGCCAATACGGTTCAGTCCGGTAGCGGCACATATACGGTGCAATCCGGTGACACGCTGAGCGGTATCGCCGCCAAATATGGGACTTCGTGGCAGACTCTCCAGCAGCTTAACGGCATTGCCAACGCTAATCTGATCTATCCGGGTCAGGTGCTGAAGCTGCCGGGCGGCGCACCGTCCCCGTCCGTTACGACGTACACTATCCAGCCGGGTGACACATTGAGCGGTATCGCAGCCAAGTACGGCACCAGCGTTTCCAGTCTGGCGTCGTTGAACGGTATCGCCAACCCTGATGTGATTTACGCTGGCCAGACGATCCGCATCAAGTAAACTATTCAATAGGAGGTTTCTTATTATGGATATGAATACTGGTGAGCCGACCAAGGACACCGCGACCAATAACGAGGTGCCGGACGGTAATGATAATTACGTGCCGACATTCAACACCGCGACTCGCAGGTGGGCGTATCTGGTTTCCGGTCTGGTCGGTATCGCCGGTGCGGTGCTGAGCTTCGTGAGCGCCGTGCCGGACGTGCCGTCGTGGGTGGCTGTGATGGGTGGTGCTTGCGCTCTGGTCGGTTCCGGCGTGGCTGGAATGTTCGGCGTCCACTACGCTGGCATCTCCAAGTGAGGTTACCGTGAGCATTGCATCTGACTTGTTCCGCACAGTCACCGTCAAGATTCACGACATCAGCCAGCAACTCCCGTACATTGTTGTCAATCAGGCGGACGATAATGGCAAGATCATTCGTTTCGTCCCATTGGATCACGGGCAGAAGGTCACTGGTTTCACCGGGGCACGCTTGTATTATCCTCCGCGATCCGACGACGAGTATGGCGATTACGTGACCGGTGTCGAGTCTGACGGTGCTTGGGACTTCACGATTCCCGTGGGAGTCTTGAGGGCGGGACGAGTCGGATGCAATCTTGCATTTATCGACGGTGATGGCGAGACATATTCGCGTAATGTCGTGTTTTTGGTCGAACCGGCGGTGTCTGGGGTTTTCGACCCGGAGGACGGTCAGCAGACTCGTCTAGACAAGATCATCGGCACGGTGCAGGATGCGGCGGATACGGCTATCGACAGCATCAACAAGACCGCTAGTGACGCGGTAGACCGCGTGGACGATGCGGTGGAGGCTGCGGGCCAGCGCCTCTTCTACGCGTACCCGTACCCGCCCGACTCCGGGTGCTGCGTGATAGAATACCCGGCCTTCCTCGGATACAACGGGAATACGGGCGTGTACATCAATCTAGAGACGGAGGAATAACGCATGGCAGATATCTCCACAGGCAGGCAGCGGGGCATCGTCCCCTTCGTGGACGAAACCACAGGACGCCTGCCCGACCAGTACCTCCCGCAGGGAGTCATCGACCTCCAAGGCGACAAGGTGACGTTCAATGGGCAGCATTACGTGTGCGAGAAGAACAACGTTAGCTCGTCGCCAGATGAAGATAAGAAGAGCTGGAGGCTTGTCGAGTGATATACTGGTGATTGCTTCTTTCGAGCGATGGTGTGATGACCGAAGATAAAAGAAAACGGCACCGGTGTTGATCGGGGTACCGTATTCTCTCCCGGCACTGGTCTTGATGACTGGTGCCGGGTTCTTTTATGTCAGTTGCTCAGCAGATACTCTCGATTCCGGTATTCGCTCAAGACGGGAACGGTTTCGGGATGATCGTTGTACGCGCTGACAAGCCAACCGTTCTCATACGATTCCTTGGGATGCTGGTGGATACGCCCGTGGCATCCCATCGTGCCCGACCCGCACACGGTAATTAGGTTGCTGGGCAGGTTCAATCCTTCCCAAGCGTGTGAGCGCATACGCCGGTGATGCAGGTTGAAAGCGTAGGCGCTCAATTGGCGTCCGCAGATGAAGCACCTCCCGTGGTCACGATTGAACACCGCCATACGGGTTACGATATTAGGGTCAGTCTTGCTCACTCGAACACTCCCGCGCAGTGGAAGAAATACAGGTTTACCGGGGCAACGAGTCGGAACGAATATTGCTTGTTACCGTCGTACATGACTTCCCGGACTGAAGTAGTCTCGGCACCCTCAACGCTGTTCAGAACGTCGTACAGCTTGAGGAACGCTCCGATATCTCTAATCCCGATCTGGCTGAACGTGAGTTCCTGCCCGAGTCCTTGGGTCTCGATGATTTCCTGTGCTTGCGGGGTTTTCTGCAAGAGGTTTATGATCGAGGTCAGGTAGTGGATGGTGTCCATTGTTGCTCCTTTGGTGTGATGATGATTGGACTAATCGTGCAGATTTTTAGTCTATGTTCTAGTCTTTCGTCAGGATGTCGTACCCGAGGTGTTCGGCCAACCGCAACCGGTATTGCTTTTGCGGTTTGCGGCGTCCGGTTTCCCACATGGCGATCACGTTCGGGCTGGCTACGCCGATTCGTTCGGCTAGTTCCGCCTGCGAGTACCCGTGGCGTAGCCGCCAGTATTTGATGCACTGGCCGATGGTTACTCGGTCGCTGATTGTCGCGTAGTCAACGGGGATATTGCCGACGGTCTGCCGGGTGAAGAACTGTCCTGTTTGGCTGTCCTGTTCCACGGTGACTTCTTTGCTGTTGATTACGGTTTTGATTTTGTCTTGCTTGCGCATGTTTCACCTTCCCACGATGTGTGATACATAGATTATATCACATTGTTTCTGTTTCTCCAAACAGCTCACGAACCGAGTCGTAACCGTCTTCTGTAAGATTCCACCGCCAGCAATGACGATGCCGACTGTTCACACCATCACGATCGACACGGCACACATGCCCGGAACGCTCAAGCTCGATCATGCGCGATCTCAAGCCCTGCGGAGTATCGTCATACTTCGCTAAGACCGCCATCTGTTCGATTTCCTCGTGGGTAAGCGGACGCTTCGCCATCCACAAGATCAAGAGAACATGCACCTGCTGTTTGCTAAACATTACGCCACCCCCGTTTCAGCGGAGTGGCGGAGGAACGCGGCCACGCCAGCGGCCACAATCCACCCGGCCACCCACTTGACCCCGAACCGTACCCGGTTGATCTTTGCCGCCATCGCCCACACCGTGAGCGACACCCACGGGCTGAGACACCAACCGCAGTAGGCGAGTTCGCCGAGACTCTCCGCGTAATCCTTGGCCCATGTGGGGAGCGAGCTAGGCAGGTTCTCGGTCTTTACGGTCAGCTTGCGGCGGAGCGCGGAAAACACATAGCCGGGGCCGGGTGACAGTTGCACCACGGTTGTGGCGTATCCCGCTGTGATTCCAGCGGAAAGCACGGCTGTCCACCAGTTCGGTTCAGTCTTCATCGGTTTTCCTTTCCTCGTGGCGACGCCAGCAGTGATACCGCTTGTCGTAGTCCGCGTACAAGTCTTCGTAAAGCTGCTTCGCTTCCTTAGTGGCTTCATCATGGTCGAACCCGTGGTGTTCCAAGGCGTATTGAGCCGCACCAACCCAGATCGAGCGTCGAACGTGTTGATACCAGCGGTCGAACAGTTTGCCACACACCTTGTCGTGCTTGTTGTCCCCGAGGAAGTCGGCCACGCTCTCCACCACGAACTTCCGTAAGGTGTTCACCCTGAGCTGGTTACGGTCAAACAGCTCCAGAACATCGTTGACCATAGGGTTATCACTCTTCATCAGAATCTCCTTCGTTTTCATCATCGACCAGATAATCGTCAAGGCTAATGTCTTGCGGCTCGAAGTAGATCAACCCGTCCAGCAAGATCATCGGATAACGCACGATTACCCCTTGTTCCTTGGCGATGGTGCGTATCGCCGTGGCGGTAGGGCTTCCCGACGATACGATGCGGAGCCTACGCCCCATCTGCTGTGCGTACACGCGGCACGACACCAGATAACCGGCGTCCTGCCACTTGCACGTAGGGCAACCGTCAAACAAGACGAACATGTCCCGGCTTTCCAAGATCGCAGTGGCCTTCATCAGAACGTCACCCCCAGAGCGTCGGCCAGCACATCCGAGATATGGAGCGTGGCCAACTGGCGACGCTTGTGTTCTTCGATCTTTTCGGTGATGTCCTTACGGCACACGTTGATGACCTGATGATTAGCCGCGCCGACCACGCGCGGGTCGAACATCGAGAAGAATAAGACTTCCAGCGAATCGCACACCACGAAGTATTGCAATACCTGAGCTTTGTACTGGTCGGGGATGAAGTCGAAGCCGGTCGCCTTGCTGTCGAGCGTGTACTCAGGCAGCACCTGTTCGATGACATCGACTAGTTCAGGTTTCAGGTTGGCGATATGTGATCGCAAGGCGTTTATATGCATCATCCACGGCACCACCGTTTGCAAATGGTAGGCGGAGCCGAGCGACTTGCATTCGATGGCCCACGTCGGCTTCTCAGCGTTCTCGTAGGCGTCGGGACTGCAAGCGATACGATCGTCGTCGTCACTCTCCCAGATACCGCAGTCGGTAACGCAATCGCCGGGGTCGAAACCAAGCGATTTAAGCGTGATCTGGATGTTCTCGGGTTCGAGACGATGGCCGCGTTCCATCGGAGGTTCACCGTCCGCAGGTTCGGCCCACAATTCTGCGAGGAACTTCCAGAAGTCCACACCGACCTTAAGCCGCTTATTCTTCGCTTCTGCGTCCACGATCTTCTCGTCGTAGTTCTGGGCCTTCGCGTAATACTCGTTGGCCTTGTCGTGGGTCTTTGCTTTCTTCGCCTGTTCCAGCGCCTTGTCTCGGTACTCCACGAGTTTCTGCACGTCGGTCTGGGCGTAGTGTTCCAAGGCGAGTCCGCCGCTCTTGGTGCCGGTGATACGGCCCATGCGTTCATCGAGCCATGCTTCCGTTTCTGTGGCTTGCGATACATTGATGATCTTCATTGATGTTGTCCTTTCGGTTGGGTGTGGGCGGGTGACGAGTCCCGCCCACAAGTCTTCACTATTGAATATGGGGTGTGGTTACTGGTGATGGTTTGTGTTTGACTCCTTTGGTCATATGTCAAGCCCCGTGCTTGATATATATAATATATCACAATGTGTTGGGCGGGGCAACATGGTGTGTCGCGGAAAAATCAGACATTGCCCGGCAGTGATACAGCACCAGCTTCGCCAACGGCTTGACATTCCTCCACTTCGGAGTGCCCGACATACTGACGCTAGTACCTACCGCACCGATGTCATCAAGGCTTACACGCGTGTACCGTCCACGGCTAGCCATGATCTCAAGCCCGATGGAGGACGCGGACACCCACCATGTAGCGGTGCGCTCCAGCATCTTCCCGCTCACGGGAACCTTGTAATCGGCGGAAAGTCTGAGAACACCCAGATTGATGAGATCGGTGGACGTGTCTACTTTGATTCTCTCGGGGGTGTACTCTAATTCGTCCCAGTCCAGCTTACGTCCACGTTTCACCGGGCGCTCAAGGAGGACAAGCATGGTCTGGTCTTTGATCTCGTCGTTCAAGCTCTTGAGCAGCTTAAACATCATTGCTTCATCCATCAGATGTCTCCTTCGTTAGATTCCAAGCCGTCCACCAGACTGAACGTGCTGAGCATAAACGTTACAGCTCCCATGAACATCACGATAAGGGATGGCAGACCGATGCTCCATGAACATCCTCGGGCTACTGAGCAGACCACACACCCGCCGAAGCCTGCACCCGCGACGAACAAACCTACCGCCATGAAGACGCAACATTTTGCGATATCATGAGCGCCGAATTCTGTGGCACTGTTCTTGTGCTTGCTCATTCCAGATTCTCCAATTCCTTTTCAATCTCTTCGCCAATTTTCTCCGACATGGGGCGCGGATCATCGATATACTCCTTGACGCTCTTAAACATGTGGTCGATCAGCCTGTGGGCAATATTCGCGTAATCCATGCTCGGAACGCACATGTTCAGCTCCCCTAATTCGGTTTCAAACTGGAACATTCCCACGATTTTGTCGATGTCGTCCCGGTGCAACGGGGTGGGTTCCACGCTGACGACCAGTGCGCCGCAACCGGGCAGCTCGAGCTTTGCTTCCTCTGAGTCAGGGTAGAAGTTGTGGACGTATTCGATGATGCTCAGCAAGTCTTCGGTGACTTCTTCCGGGATACCGCACAGCACTTCGCTTGTGACGTTGAACTGGTTCCCTTCAAACATGTAGAAGTTGGTGAACAGCAGTTTGGCGTTTTCGGTGTCCTTGATGGTGTCGAGAACGATCTGCTGGGTGTCTGCCGCATACAGTGTTACGTACATCAGTGGTTCCTTTCACATTCGGTTGATGGCGTTCATCAGATTCTGTAGATCGGTTTGTGTGAGTCCACGCCATCCCCTGACCTGACGGTTCAGAGTGCCGTTGATGAACTCTCCGCGCGCCTCCGATGGAATGTTGTGCGCGTCCATCGCCTTGACCAGATCGGCGTACTGTTCCGCGCTAATCGCACGGTCTGCGGTCTCGTACCGCTGTTTCGCATACGCCCCGTCGTCGTCCTTGTCTGGGAAGATGCCCAGCACCGCGTAGAGACTGTAGCGGCGGGCGTAGGTGATCGCGCTACCTACCTGCTGAGGGTCGCCTGTCACGAAGAACGGGTAGGAGCAAGCCACCATCTGTTCTTCATCATCGAAGATGATGGTCTCCACCGTTCCGATGACTTGTCGCGCTTCTCCAGCGTTGTCGAACGTTACGCGCTGACTGAATGCCAACCCGTGCTTCTCGAAAACCGGCTTGATGGTCTTGAGGATCGTGGCGAGGTTGAGGTACTTGTAGGTGCGGTTGCCTGCCTGCGCGGTTTCGTCGGTGACGAAGTTGGGCACTTCGTTGAGGACTTTCATAAACCTTGTGTAGAGGTTGTTTTCCATTGTTGTTCCTTTCTGATAGTGTGATGATATATAAAGTATATCACATGTTGCGTGATGTTACAAACTGATGTCGGTTTAAGATATAACACCGCCTCCCATGCTGAGCGGCGGTGTTACGGCTATCGTTCGTCCACTACTTTCCCGTTCTTGTCGCAGTGAGATGCGCACAGCTTATCGCAAAACCGGTTAGCCTGACGACTCATCTCACGAACCTTCTGGTCAAGCCACTCCCACAGCCTGTCCTCTCCGATCATGTCACCTTCGGCGATGATATTCGCAACACTGAGGTACTGATTTTCGTACACCAGATATGCCTCGGCAGCCCATTCAGGAATCTAATTCAGTTTCTCGGCTGCTTCAATAGTTCTCCAGAACACTTCCTGTTCGATGTACCCGTTTTCGATGTGGTGCATCAGGAACGTGTTCGGCTGCGGGGTCTGAATCCACTTGTCTGCGATCAGTTCACGGACTGTGCTGATTGCGTTGTAGACGGTTTCGTAAGTGAGTTCCTGTGCCATTTTGGTTACCTCCTTGGGGTATAGGATCAAGCCGTTTGCTTGATATATATAATATATCACATGTGGTTGGGTTAGGCAAACGGCGACACGCAGAGACGTGCCGATGTCATACAGATTACAATGGACGGTGGCTGCTCTTGTGGCCGCTGGAAGGTTTGCCTTGTTCTGGCCGCCGGAACGTTCTCGTTCCGGCGGTTCTTTTTTGCTTGATCTGCCTATGCCTCTCCGTTCGTCAGATACACCGTATCCGCGCACCCGTTATCGGATTGGGCATCCAACAGCACGTCCAGCACTGCCATGCCCCCGAAGTTGTACGCCTTCACGAAGAATTCGAGGTAGGTCGGCTGGTTGCCGTCAAGCACGTATATGGTTCGCGCCCACTCGGCATCACCGTTACGTTCCTCATAGTCTCTGAACGCTTGCTCGTAAACGTCGGCGTCAACGTACCCGCAATCTCCGATACGCCAGATCTTGTCCGCCTCGGATGGTCTGGATGTATGTCTCGTTCATTGTGTCCTCCTTAGGGAATAGATCAAGCCCTATCGCTTGATATATCCATTATATCACTATTGGGCTGTTGAGACAAATTCGACACGCCATCGGGAAAGAACTCACGCTCCAACGCCTCCACGCCACCAGTGGCACCCCAATACACACGCCTAGCCCGCAGAACCGTCTCCACGTCGGAGGACATGGAATCGGAAAGCCTCCGGGCCATCCAATTCGACAACTGCGCTTCACTGCGCTGATCCTGCTTCTGAACCCTCCAATTAACCGAGTTGGCCAACCACACGGGCAGAGTCCGCACGTACTGCAACGGCGTACCCTCGCACGACTCCACGAAGCGTTTCGCCGCCCTCATAAGCGCGTCGGCACCAACCTCGTCGTAAGCCTGATTGAAGTACCGTAGGAATTCGTTCGATACCCTGCACTTCTTCGGCCACAAGTCCATAAGGGTCTTGAGCGTATCACATGAATGGCAGGCCACGGTTATTTTTTCTTCTTCGCGCGGGGATTGTTCTTGGGTTTTGTTCTCTTGGTTATTGTTAGTCAAAACGTCGTTTTGGGGTGGGTCAAAAGCAGGTTTTGTGGGGTCAAAATCAGGTTTTGGGGTAGGCGCAGGGTCATAACCCGGTTTTGGGGTCGATTTCCAGATCGAGACGTGATACCGGTTGGCTCTGCCATCGGACTTGATTCTTCGGATGTAGCCCAGTTGCTCCAGCACGTTGAGGCTCTTGGATACGGTGGGCTGTGAGCAACGCGCGATCTTGGCGATGCGCTCCAGACTGGGCCAGCATACTCCGATGTTGTCGGCGTGGCGTATCAGCGCCATGTACACCAGCAGATCGTAGGCACCCAACCGGTCATCGTCCACCACCCAGTTGGGCAGCATCGAAAACCCCGAGTTTTGTGCTATACTGTTCTCGGACATGAAATCCACCTTTCCAGCGCCTTCCTGCCGTTCTCTCGGGGAGGCGCTTACTTTATTCTTCATTCTGAAAATATTTGACTTTTCTTTGCACGTTATTGGCGCGTGCATATTTATTATATATCACGGCGACACCGCTTGCAATCAGGAACAATCTGATGTATATTTGACTCATGGACGCTAAAGACTACACCGTAACGGTGGAGCAGTACGCGGAACGATGGCACCTCAACGTGCAGACCGTTCGCAGATACTGCCGTGAAAAACGACTGCCTTACATCAAGGTAGGCCACCGCTACTACTTCAATCCCGACATCACACCACTACCCGTAGGAGCAACGATCAACGATGAATGACCCAAGAATTACACTGCCGCTCGCACGTTTGGCTGCAGACCCCGAACGCAAGCAGACCCGCAACGGCACCCCGTACCTGCTTATCCGAGTCGCCGCCACAGGCGGACATGTGGACAAGACCACGAAGCAGTGGGTTGACCACGACACCATGTGGGCCACAATCTTCGAATACGATGTGCGATTGGCGGAAACCTACGAACGCATGTTACGCAAAGGCACACCGGTACGAGTCGAGGGCGTCCTCAAGTGGAAGACCGGCACCGACAATCACGGGCAGACGCGCACCGACTTCGTTATCGAGCACGCGACCATCAGTCTGGCCATGCTCAAGGCCAAGAACCAGCAGGCTCAGCAAGACCAGCAGTCCGGCAACCAGTGGCCGGGAACCGACACGTTCGGCCCTACCGACTCGTTCAACCAGATGGCCGACAATGAATGGGACGCATTCTGATGGCCGACATCGAATTTATAAGCGACAAGCTTGGACGATAGGAGAATGTTATGGCGAAGCTTCGGTACGTCAGCCTGTTCAGTGGTATCGAGGCCGTATCTTGCGCCCTCGACCCCGACGTGTGGGAGCCGGTCGCGTTCAGCGAGATCGACCCGTTCACGTGCGCCGTGTTGCAGCATCATTATCCGAACGTCCCCAACCTGGGGGACATCACGAAAATAGATTGGACGTCTTATGTGGACACAATCGACGTTGTTTGGGGAGGCAGCCCATGCCAGTCCTTCTCCCTGGCCGGAGACCGGAGCGGACTCAAGGGAGCGTTGATTCAGGACGAGTTGAGCGCGACACTCAGCACGGGCAACACGCAGACCCTGTTCACCGACGGGGGGGGATTCCGTGCGTGACGGTCTGACCGTGCGACGGCTCACTCCCACCGAATGCGAACGCTTACAGGGATTCCCAGACGGATGGACCGATATCCCATACAAAGGCAAGGAGCATCCGCCGAACAGCCCCAGGTACAAAGCGTTGGGAAACTCGATGGCCGTACCGGTCATGAGATGGATAGGCGAACGGATAATCATCTTCGATGATAGGAGCAAGTAATGGCGGTTAACGTGACTCAGAAAGACCAGACACTAACCGAAATCATCGATTTTTGCGAAGAAGTTATGAGCGTCTGGTGTCGGAAAGAGGGAGCGCACGCCCGAGGATACAGGGAAGCGCTTGCCGACGTGATCGCCCATTGCCGTGACAGCTTAGGTTATTCCGGCGTCATGCCGCTGGAAGTCCCTAACCAGAGCGAAGGAGCCACCAATGTTCGATGAACTCATAGATCAGGCCATTGAGGACGCCACCGTTGACCCGGACGGTCTTCACTTGTTCCGCGTCAAATTCAACGATGCCGGAGAAATGTACGGACTAACCCAAGTCACCACCGATTGAAGGAGTATCATGACACGCTATCTTGTCACTGACGATTACATTCGTTGCGCCATCCACGAGGCCATAGACTCTCAAGACAAAGACCCACAAGGTAACAATTACATAATCGCGAGTTCCATGGATGTCGTGAGCCTTGTCCTACGGCTATTGGACAGGTACAAGGTTGCCGAATCGGAACAAACCGAGAACTCCAAACAAGATTCTGGCCGCGAAATCGAAACGAGCGAATACCCATTTATCCGACTCGAAGCCAACGAACTCGTTGAGATGATCTGCGATGCCTACAGAAACGGCCTCGCTGACTAGAAACTGCTGGAAGGTCTAACCATGAAATTCACGAAACGCGCCTACGTCAAAGTATGGCAGAACTGTCCCGAAGACCAACGCGAAGACACAACCATAACCCTCCAAGATTACGAGGACGCGAACGAACTCAATAGCATCCCGATTGCCCTCCTATACCTGCTGGAGCGGCACGCGTTCGTCAACAGTATGGAGGAATTCAATGTCCTCGAATACTGCCTTACCGCCGAATCGTTCGATCTCATAGGCTTCGTGAAAACCTACAGGGACATGCTCAGCAAGACCGGCGACTTTTGGACGCCCATGAAGTTCATCACCGCCAGCCCTAAGCCCGTGGACGGTATCCCGCCCGTATCGTACTGTCCCCGTTGCGGGGCGTTGATCTGGCCGGACACCACACAGCGCTACATCAACGGACAACCGGAAAACGACGCCGAATATTACCGGCGAATTCTCGAAATCTACAGGAACAACCCCGATCCGCTTTTCTGCCACAATTGCGGGCAACGCTTCAAATACATCGGCCAAGACCAACTGGCGTACAAGCACCAAAGCAACCGTGCTGATATCCTGCGCACGCTCAAACTCAAGGCGGAGATGCAACCGACGTTCGATCTGGCGAAGGTCAACCAATGATAGACGAACCATTCTCGTTCAGCCTGTTCATTCCCGGCATCCCCGCGAGTAAAGGCTCCTACCGTCCAATCACCGGCAGGAGCCGCACAACAGGCAAACCCGTAACCCGCCTCATACCGATGGACAAGAAGGAACGCCCGTGGCGCGACCACGTACGCGACACCATCCTAAGCCACAAACACCCAACGATCCCACCCAACTCATACGTGAAGATAGAAACCACCTTCTACCTGCCACGCCCCAAAACCATTCCACCAAGCAAACGAAAACACCCAACAGTCAAACCAGATATAGACAAACTCCAACGCGCCCTATACGACGCCATCACAGAAACCCACATCTGGCACGACGACTGCCAGATAACCGACGCAACCAGCCACAAACGCTACGCCGACGACACCCCCACCGGCGTATTCCTCACGATCACATGGGAGCCGAACCAATGAAGAAACCAAGCGAATTCGACTACTTCCGCAACGACAACAAGCCGGAGAAAAACACAACCAGCTATAAGATCGGCCGTATCCTCGGCGTCCTACTACTCACCCTAGCCGTCCTGCTCATCACCACCGGCACCATCGCCCTACTCAAACTCCTGATAACGTACATCTTCGCCTAAGGAACCACCATGCCCCTGAGCCAACGCAAAACCGAACTAGCCCTCCAATGGCACCGCAAACACTACCAACCCGAATACATCACCACCCTACTCAACACCACCACCGAAGAAATACAACACATCATCAACCAACACAACAAACAAACTAAACCTAAGAAAGCATAAAATACCCCTATGAGCAACGTAACCCGAGACGCCCACGGCAGAATCACCGGCGGCGTCAACAACCCAACAGGCAAAGGCGGATTCCAAGAACGCCCACAAGACCGAGGCACATGGACGAAAGACACCAGCCCTACCCGGTGGATACGCGAATACGGGAAACTCTCCGCAAAAGAATTCGCTGAGAAAGCGAAAGACCCCAACCTGACCATGATCCAGCGTATCGCGGTCAAGCATATTGTTGACGCGGAGAAGAACCCGAAGGTCGCTACCGATCTGATCGACCGGTTGGACGGCAAGCCGCACCAGTCCACAGATGTCAACGTGACTGGCTACGAGCCTCCGCGCATCGTGCTGGAACCGTTCGATGATAACCCCGAGAACAAAAAGGACGGTGAATGATGACGAAACCGCGTTTGCAAGTCCAGACCATGAAGACCAGTGACTTGATTCCTTACGCTCGGAACGCGAAACAGCACCCCGAAGAGCAAGTGGCGCAGATCGCCGCCAGTATCCGTGAGTTCGGTATGAACGACCCCGTGGCAGTCTGGCACGACGCGGACGGTACGCCGGTCATCGTGGAAGGCCACGGCAGGGTACTCGCCTTGCAAAAACTCAATATCGAAGAATGCCCGGTAATCTGCCTTGATGATCTGACCGACTCGCAACGCCGCGCCTACACATTGATTCACAACCAGCTCACCATGAACACCGGTTGGGACGAGGATATTCTCGGTGTGGAACTGGAAGACCTCACGGCTGACTTCGATCTGGACTTCTATGGGTTTGACCTGCCCACGCTTGACGTGCAAGACCAAGACACCGATGAAGGTTTGGACGATATCAACGATAAACATGCCATTCAGGTCAACGTGGCCGACGAAAACGAACTCGAAACCGTGTTCAACAAACTCGTACAGGAGGGATATTCGTGCAAGATCATCACCATCTGAAAATCGATATCACTCGAAGCAGCACGCCTCCAGTAGACAACTTCCGGGTTAACGCCATCCGTTCCGATTACGATTACACGGTTCCCGAGGTAACGGAACACTTCACAGGTGAGATAATCCTCCCTGAAGACTGGCAGATAGGCGTCATCGTCGGAGCCAGCGGAACAGGAAAAACCACCATCGCACGCGAACTGTTCGGCGACTGCTTCACCCCACTGCCGGAACATCGTAATTCCAGCGTGATAATGGACATGCCCCAAGGCCACTCTGTGAGCGATATAACGCGAATGTTCACCTCGCTCGGTTTCTCCAGTGTCCCGTCATGGCTGAAACCCTATTCGGTATTGAGCAACGGGGAGAAGATGCGTGCCGATCTGGCATACACACTGCTTTCCGCGACCACGGATAATCCCGTGGCCTATGACGAGTTCACCAGTGTGGTTGACCGTGACGTGGCCCACAATCTCTGCGTTGCGTTGCACAAGCACATCAAACGCACGCCCGGACTCCGGTTCATCGCTGTAACCTGCCATTCCGATATACTCGACTGGCTGCAACCAGATTGGGTGTACTCTACCGATGATATGGGGATGATTGACCCAAAACATTCAAGCCCGCTCCACGACGGTTCACCGTCGAACGATGCGACCGAAGCGAGTGGGCAAAATTTAAGCGATATCATTATCTGACCGGCCAGCTGAAAAACAATGCCCGATACTGGGAGGTCAAATATTGCGGGAAGCCTGTTGGCTTTTGCGGGGTCATCATCATGCCTAGGTCTAACGGCACTGCGATGGCTCGTATTCACAGGATCGTCATTCACCCGGACTGGCAGGGAATCGGACTCGGGAGAATGCTGGCCACAACGGTAGCCAAGCATGTAAGCCGACAATATGATTGTTTCCTGCAAACCTCGAACCCCGCAATGAAGCACGCGCTGCTGCATTACGATGATTGGAAGCTAACCCGGAACAATATCAACCTTTTTGACAAAAAGCACGCGGCAGAAAACGCACGTAAACACGGGTCTGACTTCAGTAAAGCGTCACGCCGTGTGAAAACAGCCAGTTTCGTAATCAGGAAGCACCCATGAAAATAGCTAAACCATACCGTGATCTATGGTGGTGGCTCCACTTGGAGACGCCACCATACCGGTATTACTGCTATTCAGGTGGCCGAGCCAGCGGTAAAAGTACGAGCGTTGCGCAAAGTCTCATACTTCGCGCCGCCACCCAACCCATCACTGTCCTGTGTGCCCGAGAATTCCAGAACAGCATCACCGATTCCGTGCATAAGCTGCTGGCTGACATTATCGAATCGTTCGGCGTGAAAGGGTTTGAGGTCACGCGCGACGCCATCCGCCACATCAACGGCAGCGTATTCATCTTCCGAGGACTGCACAACAATCTGCAATCCATAAAGAGCATCGAAGGCGTGGACGTGTGCTGGGTGGAGGAAGCGCAGACCATCAGCAAGGAAAGCCTGACCACGCTTATCCCGACGATACGCCGCCCCAACTCCACTCTGATCTTCACTTGGAACCCGTTGACCAGTCACGACCCCGTGTGGACGTACTTCATCACGGGTGACTCGGAGGAACGTCGCCGCCAGACCTGCCACTGGCACACCACGTACAATGATGTGCGCCGCCTGTTGAGTCAAGACGTGCTGGACATGATACGCGCCGACCAGCAGTCGGCGGACTACGCGCACATCTGGCTGGGTTTGCCGTATTCCGATACTGATAATCAGCTAATCAGTGACACCATGATAGGTGAAGCCGTCCAACGCGAACCACTGGACGGCCCCGTTACGTTCGGCGTGGACGTGGCCAGATACGGCAACGATCGCACCGCGCTCTGTATCAAACAAGGCAACCGAATAAGCATATTGGAATCGTGGACGCACAGCAGCATCGTCAACACTGCGGAACGCATCAAACTCCGGGCCTCCCAGTACAAGCCCGTCGCCATCCGCGTGGACGATACCGGCGTGGGCGGAGGCTTGACAGACCTGCTCAAGACAAGCGGCCTGCCCGTTGACGCCATCAACTACGCCGGTAAGGCGAAAGACCAGCAGTATCCGAATATTGCCAGTGAACTATGGTTCGACTTCGCCACCATGCTGCCATCATTGAGCATCAACCCTAATCTTGACGACTTCGCCAAGCTCTCCACCGAGTTGACCACGCGACGCTGGAAAATCACCAGCAGGAACCAACGCCAGATCGAAAGCAAACAGGATTACAAAGACCGAGAGAACCTAGGCAGCCCCGATCTGGCCGACGCCGTACTGCTAGCCTGCTATGAGCCACCGAAACTGCCATCTTGGGACGTTGCGATCTGCTAACCCTTTAGGCGTCACTGCCGGTAGACTGGATGGCAGAGACTTACGACGAATCGAGGAAACCGTGAGCTTACTTAGCAATCTCCGTGACGGGTTTATGAGCGCGTTCGACCGTAACCATGCGCCTAGTATGTTCCCCACACCGATGGGCGGGAACGTCTGGCAGCCGATGGGCGGCAACACCATTCCCATGCACGACACCTACGACAACGTGTTTCCCTACGTGAACGCGATTGCTCAGCGCTTCAGCACGATAATCCCCTATGCTGTGGACGCGGAGAACCGGCGTATCGAACCGGCTCCCGCACCGTTGGCTGCGCTCTACGCGCCCAACGACACTTATTCCTGCCTC